AAGATGAAGACACTTCTGTAACAGTGGATACACCAACCACCTGTAATACTTTACCACCAGCAGCAGATACAACTCCAGTACCATCAGCCTTTGTATAGTTAATACATTGTACTGTGTTTGCTCCTGTTGATTGAAATACGGCTACATCTCCAGCAGCAGTAGTTATATTAGCTTCACCTGGCAAGTCTAAGTTAGTAGCATGGTGAGTCATGGTTAACGCACCGTCAAATTGTAATGTAAACTGTCTATCGGCTGCAACAGTCATCGCTGCAAAATTAGTCGTGCCAGTTACATCAAAGTAATCTCCATCAGTATCAATTACAAGTGGCGATGCCGATGCTATGTCTCCACCTTTTTCTGTCTGCACATAATTACCGTTTACATCAAGAACTCCACCTAGTTGAACTGAACTAAGAGGTCTGCTTACGGTTATATTACCAGTACCGTCAGGCGTTGTTATCTCTGTAACTTTTAAAATTGATGCCATGATTTCTCCTTTATATTATTGTCCAAGTTGAACCATTACTAACCACTACTGTATAAGTGTTCGCAACAGAAACTGGTCCAACTGTACTGCCATTCTCGTCACCTGCAAAGGTAATGTTTTCCGATATTGTTTTGGCGTTTGTTCGTATAACTGAGTCAGTTCCCAGACTAGGACCACCGCCAGTAATAGTTTGCCAGCTACAGCTATTATCACCATCTTCTCTTAAATACTTCGAGCCACCTGCTTCTCCAGTACTTTTCAGTTCCGTACCTTCTAAGTCCACATAAGTACCATCTACGGCTGTACCCTGCCATGTTCCAGAAGCCACTGTTCCAGTTGCCGTGATATTAGCTTGTGTATAATGTTCGTTAGATGCGAAGTTGGTTAATGCGTCATGATCTGGTATTTGCCAGCTGGAAGTCCCATCACCATCTTCTCTTAAATACTTAGTTCCCCCGCCTTCTCCTGTACTTTTAACCTCAGTACCTTCGTCAATCAGGGTAAGGTCTTTATCTGGCATGGTAACTGTTCTTGTAGTGCTTGTTGATACACCAGAAGCCTCAAACGCTATCTTCTTAGTTGTATCAGTCTGGTCTGTAATCCTGAATACATTATCAGCAGGAGTGTCACTGCCTGCACCTGCTGGTCCTGTTGCTCCAGTTGCTCCAGTTGCTCCTGTTGCCCCAGTTGAACCTGTTGCTCCTATATTACCAGAACGTGTAAGACTTATATAAAGAGTATTAGTATCCGATATTGTACCGTTAGATGCAACATGAGTTACTGGTATCTGTAACCATCCTGTATTATCCACTACTGTACCAGTTACACTAAAGACCGCAAATGTTGCGGGTGTCCCAGACTTTCTAATTGTAACAAAGCCCTCATGCGAAGTATTAGTTCCATCATCAATACTTGCAATTAGATCAGATATATCAGGGCTTCCTGTATCTGCTGAAGTTGCATCCATAGCCAGATTAGTAACTGAAGCTATAGTGGCATTATCAAATCTTATATCCCCTGCGCCTGGGTCGTTCATTGAAGTACTACTATCAAAGGTATACTTCCAAGCCAAAGCACTTGCTGCCGCTGTTGTATTTGTTTCAGATGTACTTGCATTACTTGCAGATGTACTTGCATTACTTGCAGATGTACTTGCATTACTTGCAGATGTAGATGCCGCACTTGCAGATGTACTTGCGGCACTTGCAGATGTAGATGCCGCACTTGCAGATGTACTTGCAGCACTTGCAGATGTAGATGCCGCAGAAGCAGATGTAGATGCATTTGTTTCCGCTGTTTCCGCATTAGTCTCTGCTGTTTCAGCTGCTGTCTTAGCTGTCTCTGCATTAGTTTCTGCTGTCTCTGCATTAGTTTCTGCTGTCTCAGCATTAGTCTCAGCCGTCTCTGCTGCAGTCTCAGAAGCTGCTGCTGCCGTTGCCGAAGTTGCTGCCGCAGTTGCAGATGTAGCTGCAGCTGCTGCATCAACAATCAAATCCCACTTGGCACTATCAGTATTAGTATTAATAGGCTGGGAACCGCTTGACGTATGTGATGTATTACAATAATATATATTATTATTAGATGTGTCTTTAACGAGCTCTCTCGTTACATAAGCAGTAGAAGCAGCCCAATTACCTTTATAATCCCCTATTAAAGCATTTCCCTTCAGTATCCATCTTTTATTACCTGCATTGGTATCAGGAGATATAACACCAGGGGAACTTTCACTTGCACCAGAACTATCATCCAGTGTGTAAAAATATGCCTTATTGCCTGTTACCACCATAGCCGCATCTAAATCTGACAGGTCCATTCCATCTATCTTATCAAGTGCACCAGTACCACCACCTGTCAAAGCAACTGCTGGATAAAATTTATTAGCCATCTATATCTCCAGATTATGAATTAGGTATTCTAAAATCTAATGTAACTATTAAGCCTTTGGCTGCTGTGCCACTATGAATAGCATCCACATCAACCCTTATAACATCATTTGTTGCCACACCATCATTCGATGTGTTAATCACTGCAGCTGTTGCTGCTGTATCAGAACCTGTCTCTGTTGTATCAATAGTAATAGCAGTAGATAACATATCAACGGAATCCGTAACATTTGCTATCTGTACGGTTAAAGTCCCTGTAATACCTGCTGTTATTACTTCTGCATGAACACCGACTAAATCCATCCCGTTCATTGAAGCGGGTATATGCCAGTAATGTTTACCATCACCTGTTGTATTATCAGTAGCAGGTGCAATAGCTAAAACCTGTAATGATACCGTTGTACTCTTTACAATAGGTATATTATCTATAGTCCTTGTAGTAAAAGCGGAACCTCCGTTTAGCGTCACCCTGAAAAGCTGGTCTACACCATAGTCGCTTTCATCTATCCAAAAACTGTAAGAACCATCACTTCCCGAAGTAACCTTGCTGCCCGTAACCGCACTACCACCAGAACTGGCAGCGTATATAGTAGCCTCTGTTGCTGTACCTGTAAGGTAAACCGTAACATCGCCACTTACTACCACATGCCCCTGTTGGTCTGTTAATGTACTTTCAAATGGGTGTCTCATTTACCCTGTCTCCTCTAAGTCTAATAACCAGTCTTCATCATCATCATCCCTGTAATCTTCAAAGAGATTGTTAAGTACTGGTTGTTTCTCTATTAAAACCTTATATCCATACCCACCCTGCTCATAGCAGTCACCGCCACATTCCTCAACTATACCCATAATAGATACAGTCAAGCGAGCAAGGGCCTTCGAGTGTTTATTCATATAACCCTCATATTGTGCCACTGACTCTCTTTGATTTGGATTCATAACTCTTCCCGTTAAAATAAAATCTATTATTTATAATGTCTATAGGGTACAAATTAAACTCACCATTACTTGCCACATACAGCACTGCAAACTGGTGATCCCAGCTTCCAGCTTTACCTCTCAAGTAAGATGGTTTCTTATTGCACAAGCAACCGAGCCCCCAAGCTTTGAGAGTTTTTTGCATAACCATGTTAATACCATAAACCTGACTCCTATGTGTGTGTCCATATACAATATTACAACCTAATTTAGATAAATGTAATTTGGCATGATGCTCTCCAATCCACATCCCGTGAGCCATATATAACTGACCTATCCTGTATAAATCATTATGTTTAACCCACTCTATGCCACGTTTCTTCAAGTCCAGAAGAACGGGGTATTCAACCAGCCCCTCTACCTCTGGGTGGTTATCAATATACTGTTCAACCCAATTCTCATGGTTTCCTTCAAACCATATTACTTCTTTACTGTATTTCTGGATGAAGTCAAGTTCACGCTTTAATGTATTTATTTCATTAAAGTGTCTCTTTCCCTCCATCTTACGCTTACTGTCCATCTCCCAATGGCTGAGACTTGCGCATTCTGCGAAGTCACCCAGTAAGTATGTCTTGTCTGGCTTAAAATCTTTTAGGAACTTTTTAACCGAATCATATACGCTATCGTATCCTTTGTCGCCTATATGAACATCTGGTAATATAACTGCTTTAAAACCTTTTTTTGCCATAATCTTACCCTCCGTAGTAATCTCCGAAAGAAAGGGAGGAAACTGTCGGAGGCAGCGTTCGGAGATATCATCCTATCCCCCCTTATCAATTTAATGTTTGTCTATATAGTTAAGTCGTTCATCCTGATTTTTATACGTGAACCCACCTGTACCATACTGGCCATTAGCCCTGTCTCTCAATTCGCCTATCTTGCTCTTATTCCAATTAGCAATTCCTGAATAATATCCTACGATACGTGTATAACCTTTTACTACAATTTCATTCCTACCGTTTAGTACCGCAATAATAGAACTTAAAGGAGCACTTATTACTTCTTCGACATCAATTTCTATCTGATGTCCCAACTCATCTTTTTCTTTCTCTGAGTCTTTAATTACAAATACCGTATTGTCTTTCGCAAGTGTGACAATGCTGAACCTGTCACTGTCTTCCATCGCCTTACAAAATCCCTCTATTTTTTCTCCTTTACTCTCCATTACCACTGTCATATAAATAGTCCCCTTTCCTTTCTAAAAATATAAATATAAATTACGCCTGTCTAGCCATCTTGCCCTGGCTCATTCTTGGCACCATCCCCATACCAGATCTCGTCAGCGGATAGCCACTACCACCACTCATGCCAGCAAACTGTCCGTCTTGTACGTTTAATACCGTTTTTAATGAATCAAGGTCAGGACCTGGAGCATCTGCTGGTAATCCTAATTGCGGCACACCTGGGGTCCAGTTAGGTTCAAACGGCCTGAACTGGGTATAGCTTCCAAATTGAGGAGTGCTTGCCATAAAATCCTGCTGCTTTTTCAATTCTTTACCTA